TTGCATATTCACAAAACCAACGATGCGGAAAGCCGCAGCGGTAGTTACAGTGGTAGCAGACACAGAAGTGTTTGAGTTGCCTGTGGTTGTGCTTCCGGTGCTGGTGCTTTGAGCAGCAGACAGATACACGTTAGAACCCAAACCAGTTTGAGCCACAGAACCATCAGCTTGCACTTGGAACACTGCGCGGTCGTCATCAACAACGTAAGCAGTGATAGCGGTTCCAGCAGGAGCCACGGTGTTAGCAGGATAGTACTGAGCGTAGATCACTTGACCTTGAGCATTGACATACGAGCAACCAACGAACACCCCGATAGCGCCGGTAACGGAGCTAGCGCCAGCAGGAAACACGTTAGTTGTCAAGTCAGCGCCAGTAGCGGTGACGATTTGCAGATAGCCGGACGAATTCACGTACACGAGCGATCCGTTAAAGATGTTCGTGTTGTATCCAGCCGGATTGATCAGAAACTGACGAGTTGCACCGGCATAGGGCAGCCCGTTAATTTCGTTTACGGCTCGAAAGCCGTAGGGTGTTGCGGTAGATGCCATTTAAGGACTCCTATTTACTTTGAACCAGAACCAAACCCACCACCGCGACTGACTGTAGACTTACGATCTGCAAACAGAGGCATGCGGGGGTCACTATTTCGCATGAAGTGGTTGTCCACTGAATCCATCTGTAGCTGTGCTTGGGTGTTGAAGTAATCATTCCGGGCCTGTGCTTGTTCAGTGGATATTTTGCAAAGCATCAATCCACCAATTTCCACATTACCAGTCTGGTCGTTTCCAACAAGCGACAACTCTGGATGGTCAACTGCCTTTACCGGCTCCCAGCCTTCGCGCATCTTACGAGACACGTTAACTGGTTCTGCTTTACCAAGAATGTGTGTCGCAATCCAGCGGTACACATAACCCGGTTCAGGTGTCGGATCAGGCAGGTTGGTCGGCGGTACGTATACTGCTCGAGCCGTTTTTTCGCGTGAAATTAAATCACGATTGGTGCGGTTATCAGCCATTTTTAGACTCCAATTTTGCTACTTCAGCAGCATACTGCTGCGGGGTTAATCCATACTTACTTGCCAACGCTATTTGCGTTTTGGTTAGCTGGATTTTCTTTGCACCTACTGAACGTGTCGCAGGCGCAACTACTGCCGCAGGCTTTTTCGGAGCCTCACCGGACCTAGGCTTGTCTTCCGTGCCACCGAATAACTCAGGGAACTTCGACTTCACGCGAGCATCAATTTGCTCGAAATAATCCTCACTGCGGGGGTCTACTCCCGAATTGACTAGCTTTTTATGCAGCCCTAGTGCAAAGCTGGTGATTTCTTCAAACCCGTCCGATCCAAACCACTGGTTTTTTGCCTGCCAGCGCAGCGATCTTTCGTCTGGTTGAACTCTGGTTTGAGTTGTTGGTTGCGTTTGTACATCATTTTCTTCAGTTTGTAAAGTGGTTGGCTGATAATTTTTAGCAGCCTCCAATTTAAACTTTGCATCCGTCAGCGCTTCTTGTGCGGCAATAATGGCATCCGTATCAAAAGCTTCTTGTGCTTCTTTGTATTTACGGCGGGCCATTTCTAGTTCAGCTTCGGCAGCACTCTTTACGGTTATTGCGTATTGCTGACTTCCGTTATTAACAAAGTGCTTGAGCTTCTGGTTCTCTTGCAGCAAGTGTTGCGTCAGGCGTTCCAACTCTTCTTTTTCTCTGAGAGTGGCTTCTTTGACACGCCGTTCGTCGTGGCGAGCGTGTGTCAACTCTTTGATTCTGTTTTTGACGTTCGCGGAATAGCTTTCGATTTCTTCTTCCGTCGGGTCTTCTACTTCCTTCTCCAAAGGCTTGCGGCCTCTGTCTTGAGGGGGTGTGTCGTCAACGATCTCTATTTCTATATCATCGTCTTGGGACTCAACTTCCACTTTAACAGCGGTGTTGTCCAGCTCATCTGGAAACTTAAACTCTTCCGTCATTTCATCTCCTTCATGCGCGGGTTAAACCGCGAGGGTCTTGCACAACTGCATCCACCTGATCATCATTAATCAGACGGAACTCTTTGCCGTAAATCTTGAACCGTGTACCTGAATAGGTACGTACGAGCACAAAATCTCCAGCTTTACACCAAGCTCCTGATGGGAACTTGTTGGTGTCTTTGTATGCTTCTGGACCCACTTTCAACACAAACAGCACGGTGGTAGCCGTCTCTTCCTGTTTCATGAACGCTGTCGGCTTAAGCAAAGTTGAATTTTCAAACGTGTCCATTACGTCAGGCACGGCGCACAAAAGTTTCCAGCCTGTGGGCTCTGGCAGTTGTGTCGCTTTTTCCTCGGCTGTCGCCTCGGGGTCTGGGGCATCCATAGTCTGGATGGGCTCTGGTAGGGCAAACATGCCGGGTTGCAGGGTTGTTTCACTCATCACTCTTCTCCACTTTTTCAGCAAGGTCGATTACATAACGCTCTGCGATGGCTAGGCCTTGAATCACCCCGCAAAGTTTTTGATACTCTTCAAAACTACTACACGACCCGCCTGCGCAGTCATCTGCGTAGTTGTTCATATCTTTGCGTATTTGTTCGCGCAATACGCGTGCGAATTCTTGGATCATTTTGGTTTGTTACCCCTTTGCCTGTTTTCCGCAAATTGAAGCGCTGCGGTTTGCGCTTGTAAGGCTTTCTCAGCCTTATGCTTGGCCATGTCTACGCCAATACGTACGCCTTCGCGTTCTTGCTCTTCTTCTCGACGCTCTTTATCTGCGGCGAACTTGGTCTTACTCTCTTGGATCTGTGCCCCAATACGCATACCTTCAAGTTCCATTTTGTTCTGCATTTCGGCACTTTTAAGTTGCAGTTCCTGCTGAGCAATCTGCGCTTTCATCTGGGCTTCCTGCGCCTTAATCTGCACTTCTTGCTGGCGGAGCTGTAACTCAGCCTGCTGCATCTGGAGCACGGGGTCCTGCGCTTGTTGTTGCGCCTGCTGCTGCGCAGCTTTCGCTTGGTTCTGCTGGAGCACTTGGTTGGCTGCTTGAGCTACTAAGTTAGCAAGCGCGTACTCCGCTTGTGGCGGTAAATCTTCGTCAATTTTGGGCAACGCTGTACCCAACTGCTGCTCCACCTGATGCCTGTAAGCAAACCCAACGTGCTCGGCAATATGCGCCATGAGCGCGGCTCCGATCTGTTGCGCCTTCGGATTTTGTCCAATAAGCTGTTGTATCGTTGGGTCTTGGACCATTGCCATGTGCACTTGGATGTGTGATTCGTGGTCTTGGAACATGAAGGCTTTAACCGGCTCCAACTTGAGCACGTTCATATTCTCAGTCACGGGGTCTCTTGGCTTCTGATCTTCAGGCAACGGGATCAGCTTATCTGGGTTCTTAATACCCAGAACCTCCAACATCCGGCGATGCAACTGCGGCATATCGTAAATATCCGGTGCCATCTGCGCCATTTGAATAACAGCTTGATACTGCACAACCCGCTGGCTCATGGTGGCCGCATTGGGATCGCTTACCGGAATAATGTCTACGTGGTTGTAGTCGCTTTCCTTGGCTTTACGAGGCGCATCCTCAGGTTCGTAGTCGTAATCGTCATCCGTGTAATCGCGGATCAAACCTGCCAAAAGCTGCAACTCTTGCTTAAATGAATAGTGCAAACGGGCCTGCACCGCCGTCATCACCTTGAGCTGCCGCTCTAACAGAGCTAATGTGGTGCCTACGGGAGCTTGAGCGCTCATATCTGATACTTTCATATCAGCAGTTGCGGCAAACCGACGGCCCTCTTCCACAATAGTGGACATCAAACTGAACAAAACTTGGCTAGGTTCTTTATAGGGCAGCGGCAAAATGTTGTCGCGCAGCGCTCCAGAACCAATGTCTACATCGCGGAACTCGCCGGGAGCTATCGGCGTATCGTCCCCTTTGATGCGCAAGCCGCGTGATTTAAGTCCACCCGGAAGATTACTGAGCGTGCCTGCATCCACAAGCTGTCGCATGATACTAGTGGCCGATTTAGCAAAACCACCAATAAGATGGAAAAGCCCAAAGCCATAAGCACCAAATCCCGGAATATATTGGTAGTGCACGAAGTGCTGTCGTTTGAGGCGTAGGTCATCATCTTCCTTCCAGTTGCGGCGAATGGACAAAACATCGTTGGTTCCCTTAATAATGGTCACCACGTAGGGGAGTGCGATGCCTGTAATCTCTCCGTCTACCTCATCCTCAAAGCCCTTGATGTCCAAATCCGCATGAATTTCTAACAACACGTAACGGTCATCGTTAAGGTCACTGAAGCCTGTCTCTTTGTCTTTGGCCTTTTTAATGCTGTCTTGCTCACGGCTGGGGTCTGGCAACTCCATGTCTCTATAGAAGCCTGCCTGTTGCAACTTAAGAACCTCGTTCTTAGTCTTACGCATGACGTGTGTCAGGCGGTAGCAGGTATCCAGATCAGTTGTGCCGTAGGGCAAGATAATGTCTTCTGCCGGAATAAACACAGAGACTTGGCGTCCCAGATTGGGGTCGTAGTAGACTTTCTTGAACGCCGAACCGGTTGCCGGTAGGCTCCACAGCATGCGCTCATGCTCTGGGCGGAACTCTCGCATGACCTCAGTCAGCTCGTAGTTCATGTCTTCTTGAACGCGAACAGCCGCTTCTTTCTTCTGCGGTGTCTCTTTTCCAAGAATTTTAGTGCGAACGGGGCCCTGCGCAGGGAACGTCTCCGTGATGGTCTCGCTCTGAAATCTTACCACAGCTTCTGTGATCATGGGATGAAACACACCACAAGCACCGTTCCAAGGCTCCGTGCGTTCTTCGTACTGAAGACCCAGCAGCTTCAACCCTTCGGTATAGGCTTTTTCCCAATCCTTACGGGAGTTTTTGTCGTTCTCGACATCGCTAGCTAGATCACTAGCCAACTCCATCATGGCACCTTCATCCATGTACTCGGCAATGTTGGCATCGAAGTCGTCAGCAGACGGCTCCTTCTTTTCAATCTCTATATCTAGACCGCCCATGTGGATACTGACCGCTTCGGGGTCCACGATCTCAATCTCAATCGGTTCCTCTTGCTCTGCAAGATCATCTATACCTTGGGGTTGTTGGTACAGT